CGAGCTGCCTCATCTGTCCACCAAGCCATTCCCCAACAAATCAGCCTCGCTGACTAATCTGCCCGTCTCCCCCGTAGAATTCCTCCTTAAATCTCATCCTCAGTCCAGGATGTGTTGGACCAATACAAACATTTGACAGACTTGCAGCAGATCATTACAGTACACATGTGTATTGAAACTGTCATCAGAAAAGATAAAACCAGCCAGCGCGTTGTGAACAGACTGACATATGAAAAAAATCTGGCTCAAAAGCTACCCTGCCGGGGTTCCGGCAGACATTGACCTGCAACCGCTGCGCTCTATTGCCGCGTACTTTGACGAAGCGGTGGCAAGCTACGCCGGGCGCGATGCGTTTATCAGCGGCTCTACCGGCGTTGCCCTCACCTACGCGCAGCTCGATAAACTGGCGCTACGGGTAGCGGCTTATTTTCAGTCGGTGCTCAGATTGCCCAGGGGCACGCGCGTTGCGCTCATGATGCCAAACCTGCTGCAATACCCGGTGTGCCTATTTGGCCTGTTGCGCGCAGGCTACGTGGTGGTCAATGTAAACCCTATGTACACCGCCCGTGAGCTGGAGCACCAGTTGAAGGACTCAGGCGCAGTGGCCATGGTTATCGTTGATGTGTTTGCACACACCCTGGCCAAAGTCATTGACAACACAGCTCTCAAGCATGTGATCGTCACAGGCCTTGCAGACATGATGCCGTGGCCTAAACGCATGCTCGGTAATTTCGTGGTGCGCAAGGTCAAAAAGATGGTTCCCGCTTATAGCCTGCCGGACAGCGTGGAATTCCTCAACATGCTGACGCAGGGCGCTTCGGCGATATTTGCGCCAGTCGACATCCAGCCGCAGGACCTGGCCTTCTTGCAGTACACCGGTGGTACCACCGGTGTGTCGAAGGGCGCGATGCTGACGCACCTCAACATCCTCGCCAACGCCCGGCAAGGTGAGGTCTGGGGCGACCCTTTCCTGGACAAAAGCCAAGCCCTCATCAGCATCACCGCGATTCCGCTGTATCACATCTTTGCGCTGGGTGCGTGCCTGGGTTTTATCGGCATGGGGGGAACCAATGTACTGGTCGCAGACCCGCGCAACATACCGGCGTTCGTCAAGATACTGGGCCGTTACCGGTTTGTGTCCATGCCAGCAGTAAATACACTGTTCAACGGGCTTGTCAACAACCCGGATTTTGCAAAAATCGATTTCAGTAAACTGCGCTTTGCGATTGGCGGCGGCGCAGCTGTGCAGCGGCCTGTGGCAGAACGCTGGCAACAGATCACGGGCACACCTCTGGTTGAGGGTTATGGGCTAACGGAATGTTCGCCTACAGTGACAGTCAATCCTTTCGATCTGACGGCCTTCAACGGCAGTATCGGTTTGCCTGTGCCATCCACCGAGGTTTCCATCCGTGATGCCGAAGGCCGGGAGCTTGGGGTGGGCGAGCCCGGTGAGTTGTGCGTTCGCGGCCCGCAGGTGATGCAGGGCTATTGGCAACGCCCGGAAGAAACGGCAGCCGTCATGGCGCCTGATGGTTTTTTGCGCACTGGTGATGTGGCGGTAATCGACGACAACGGTTTTCTGAAACTGGTTGACCGCCTGAAGGACATGATCCTGGTGTCAGGCTTCAACGTCTACCCGAATGAAATCGAAGAAGTGGTGATGATGCACCCGGACGTACTTGAAGTTGCAGCCGTCGGCAAACCGAATGAGTATTCGGGTGAATCGGTCTGGATTTACGTGGTCAAAAAATCCCCCGCACTGACTGATGTGATGCTACTGGCGCATTGCCGTGAAAATCTGACCGCCTATAAAGTGCCGCGTGACGTGGTGTTTCTGGCGGAGCTGCCGAAGAGCAGTGTCGGTAAAATTTTGCGCCGCGAGCTGCGTGAACGTGCATGAATTTGAATTTGGAGCAATAGCATGACTGATCTGGTGGTACGACGCCTGCTGATTGACCTGGCTACGCCTTTTACAAGCCGCTGGAACGGGGGTGATGCGTTTCGGTCGGCTTTCTTCAATGCCCTGTCGATGAGCTTTCCGGTCGGTGAGCAATACTTCATGGATTCGGTTCGCAATGGCCTGAAAATCCTGCCAGCTTCAGAGCAGCAAAAGTATGCTGCTGAAGTACAGGGCTTTGTCGGCCAGGAGGCGACGCACCGGCGTTTACATTCTCTGTTCAACGGTCACCTGGCAGCACTCGGCTATACCAATGAGATCGAGCGCCGGTCTTTGAGGCGACTGAAGTCCAACGCCCATCGTGACGTGCGAATACACGTCGCCGCTACCGCCGCGACAGAGCATTTCACTGCTGTGTTTGCAAACTGGATGTTGCGCCACCCCGAGGCTCTCGAAGGAGCAGAGCCACGTCTGCAAACGCTGTGGCTGTGGCACAGTGCCGAGGAGTCGGAGCATTCTTGCACGGCGTTTGATATTTACCAGGCCATCAGTGGCAGCCATGCCTGGCGGATCCGGGTTTTTCGCTATATAACACTGGTTTTTTTGACAGACGTGTTGCGCCAGACGTTGCGCAATCTCTGGCATGACGGGAGCTTTTTTAATTGGCGCACGTGGTGCAGTGGGGCCAAGTTTTTGTTTTCCGGGGACGGCCTGATTCGTGGTAACTACCGCGCCTGGTGTGATTATTTTTCAGCCGACTTTCATCCCAGCCAGCATGACGCGAGCAAATCGGCCAAATGGCTCAGCGACAACGCAGCGCAATTCTCTGTTGTGGGTCAGCCCGGTTAATCCATGGGCAGCAGCCTGATCGTCAGCGCGTCGTTCGGCGCAGCTTTTATGGGTTTTTTGCTCTGGTACGGTGGCCGGGGCAAGCCACTCACAGAAAATGAAATTGCGCGTTATATGGCTGCTCTGGCTGGCAGCAGCGCCGGCGAACACGACGCGGCTGCCACGGCTCAAATTCGACGCCTGGTGGCCAACGATGATGGGCACGAGTTCGTCATGCAAAACCTGGTGCGCTACCGGGCCAGAGCGCTTTACCCGCCGGGCCATGATGTTTACGGAGACGACCCACGCGCGGCTGACCAGCGTTACGCAAAGGCCATCATATGGCCACTGTTCAGGTACGGAAATCTGCCCATTTTCATTGCGCGGCGTACCGGAAATTTTATTGAATTCGAAGGCGATGGCAGCTGGCATTACGTGGCCATGGTGCGTTACCGTAGCCGGCGCGATTTCTTGCGCTTTGCGTTGATGTCGAGTCAGCGCAACAGCTTCATCCACAAGTGGGCGGCAATCGACAAGACCCATGTGTTTCCTGTCAAACCGGTCATCAGTTTGGTCATGGTTCGTGCCTCGGTGGGTGTACTGATGGCACTCTGTGCCGGGGCTGTGATGCAGATACTGAGATGAGCCAGCGCAGCAAAGCCATCATTTCAAAAGAGGTACTGACCACACCCCTGGCCACTGCACGTCTGAACGTTAACGGCTTTTCTGGGAGGAATTAATGATGATCACGATTTTCAGTGTCGCCGCTGCGCTTGGCTTGTTTTTATGGCTTGGGCTACCCGCGATGCTGCGGGCGTTCGGGCTGCACCCGGTCTATCGCGGCCCGGTGCACCGACTGCCGGGTGGCCGCGCGCTGGTCATTACCACCAGCCACGCCACCTTGGGGACCAGCGGCAAAGCCACGGGTGTTTTTGGCTCGGAGATGACGGCACCCTACTACGCTTTCCTGGATGCTGGCATGCAGGTCGATGTAGCAAGCATCATGGGCGGCGGGATACCGATAGAGCCAGATTCATTTCGATGGTTTTTGGCTGCACCGTCCGACAAGCGCTACTTGCGAGACCCGATTTTTCAGGCGAAGGTCAAGGCATCCATCAAGATCGATGCGATTGATTTTACAAGCTATGACATCGTTTTCATGGCGGGTGGCTGGGGCGCGGCTTATGACCTGGGGACCTCGGCCGTTCTGGGCGAAAAGATCACGCAGGCTTGGGCTGCCGGCAAGGTTATAGGAGGTGTTTGCCATGGGCCGCTGGGCCTGCTCCTGGCCACCGACAGCAACGGTGAACCGTTGGTCAGAGGCAGGCGCCTCACAGCGGTCACCGACCGCCAGGTCCGGCAACTGGGCATCACCATCACGCCGCAGCATCCTGAGCGCGAATTGCGGGCGGCTGGCGCGCTGTTTGAAAGTGCCAGCGCACTGGCAGAACCCTTCGCTGACCTGACCGTTGTGGATGGCCGCCTGGTCACGGGGCAAAATCAAAACGCCGGTGTTGAAACCGCCCAGAAAATGCTGCTTGCCGCCGGGGGACAACCCAGGCCATGAAAATTCGCACTATCTTCATCACCATCGCAGTGGCTTTGGCTGGGATTTTCGCTATCATTTACGTGAACCGGCTTTACCTTTTGCAGTACTCGCTGGGCTGGTACACGGACATCATGCACCCACGCGACCCTAACCGCGAAGTACCCTGGTTAGCTGGCCCGGCCGTTCCGGAAAAGCCGCTTGCACAGCGCCCGCCCAACATCATTGTTATCCTCGCCGATGACCTCGGTTTTAATGATGTCACCACCTATGGCGGTGGTCATGGTACCGAAGGGGTAGCTACGCCGCACATCGACTCGATAGCCCGTGACGGCGTGCGCTTTGACCAGGGATACGCTGGCGCAGCCATCTGCACAGTGTCGCGCGCCGCACTGATGACCGGGCGTTACCCGTGGCGATTTGGCCTGGAGTTCACCCCCACACCCGGTGCGATGGCGCGTGTGGCGGGCGCGCTTTATGCTGACCCCGACCGTCCCTATCCGGTCATCGTTGACCAGAAAAAGGCCAGTCAGGCAAAAAAGTTTAACGAACTGGGTATGCCTGCATCCGAGCTGACCATCGCCGAACTGCTCAAGGCGCGGGGGTACCACAATATTCACATCGGCAAGTGGCACCTTGGCAGCACCTCCGAGATGCGACCCAATAACCAGGGCTTTGATGAGAGTCTCTTTATGGAAAGCGGCCTGTACCTGCCGGAAAAGGATATCCGTGTCGTCAACGCCAAACAGGACTTTGACCCAATCGACAAATTCCTGTGGCCCAACATGCGTTTTGGTGTCAGCTATAACGGTGGCAAATGGTTTGAGCCCGCCAAATACCTGACGGACTACTTCACCGACGAAGCTGTGACCGCCATCAAACGCAACAAAAACCAGCCGTTCTTTTTGTACCTGGCGCACTGGGGGGTGCATACGCCGCTACAGGCCAGCAAGGCCGACTACGATGCCTTGCCCAACATTGCAGACCATCGCCGTCGGGTCTACGCCGCCATGGTGAAGTCGGTTGACCGCAGCGTCGGCCGTGTATTGCAGACGTTACGTGAGGAAGGACTGGACAACAACACCATCGTCATCTTTACCAGCGATAACGGTGCGCCAGGCTACATCGGCATTCCAGAAGTGAATAAGCCTTACCGTGGGTGGAAGCTTACGCAGTTCGAGGGCGGCATACGTGTGCCCTATGTTGCCAAGTGGCCAGCTCACATCCCTCCCGGGACTCAGTACAAACCGGCAATATCGAATATAGACCTCCTGCCCACCGTGGTGGCTGCGGCTGGTGCCAGCCTTCCTGCTGACCGCGTGATGGACGGCGTCAACCTGCTGCCCTTCCTTGGAAAAAATGCAGCGCAACAAGCGACACAGCCGCCGCGTGCGCTGTTCTGGCGCGCTGGACCTTACCGCACAGTGCAGGACGGTGGATGGAAGCTGATCGTCTCTGAAAAGCCGAAAAAGGACTGGCTCTTCAACCTCAACCTAGACCCAACCGAGAAGGTCAACCTCGCTGCAATACAGCCTGAAAAAATGGCGCAGCTCAAGGCTGTACTTGAGGCGCACCATGCGAAGATGCCGCCGCCCCTGTGGCCGTCCTTCATCCAGTTGCCAGTAGCGATTGATAAAACGCTGGATCAAAAGCAGATGCCTTCGGATGAATACACCTACTGGTACAACTGATGGATAAAACTGATGGCTGAGCAAGTCTTTCAAACCTGTGCAACACCTTAAAAAATTCTCGTTATTCGGTGCTGTATTGGCGTTGCTGGCGCTAGGCATCTGGGCGGGGACAAGCGTATGGTTGCCCACGCGATCCCAGAACGCAAAACATGGCTTGCCCCAAACCATGCAATGCGCGCTGCCCGTACAACCTGCTCAAAGCCCGTACCCCGGAATGGTGTGGGTGCCCAGTGGCAGCTTTGAGCTGGGCGACAACGTTTACCCTGAAGAATTACCGCTTCGAAAAACCACGGTGGCTGGTTTCTGGATAGACCGCACCGAGGTCACCAATGCCGAGTTTGCCGAATTCGTAAAAAATACCCGTTACATCACGGATGCCGAACGAGGGCCAGCGCCCGCCCTGCAGGCCAGCCTGCCGCCCGATATGCGAAAGCCGGGCGCGGTGGTATTCGTGATGCCGAAAGATATCAATACACATGGCAGTGCCACGCAGTGGTGGCGTTATCTGCCGGGTGCCAGTTGGCGGCATCCCGGCGGGCCGGCCACCAACATTGATGCGCATGACGCGTTTCCTGTTGTTACCGTGACCTATGCAGATGCCCAAGCCTATGCGCGGTGGAAGGGCCGCGTGTTGCCCACGGAGGCGCAGTGGGAATGGGCGGCCCGGGCGGGGCAGTCCCAAAGCGCCAAAGACCATAGCCAGCCGAAGGCTGCGAATACCTGGCAAGGGATATTTGCTGTGGTTAATTCGGCTGAAGATGGTTTTGTAGGGCTAGCCCCGGTGGGGTGCTACGCGCCCAATGCGCTGGGCTTGTTCGACATGATCGGCAACGTCTGGGAGATCACATCTGACGTGTATCGACCCAACCACGCTGCGGGCAATGATGGTCCGCCCGACCAAGTGCCGCGCGGCACGGCCGGCGCAACGGCGCTTCAACGCGTGATCAAGGGCGGCTCGTTTTTGTGCTCGCCAGATTACTGTATGCGCTACCGCGCTGGTGCGCGTCAGCCGCAGGACGATGACCTGGGTGCCAGCCACCTCGGTTTTCGTACCGTATTGCTCGCGCCTGGCCCATGAGCAAGCCGCTTTCTGCAGCGCGCAGTCTGACACGCCTGAAGCGTGCATTGGTTGCCGTTTTGTTGCTGACAACCAGCATTGCGGCGCTACTCTACGTCAAGAGCGAGCAGATCATCCTGGGTGCAGAGGCCTATATTTTTGGCTACCCGCTGGTCATCATGGACATCACCCGAGCCAATGCAGCGCTGGCAATAGGCCCGGAAAACACGCTGCGCAAAGCACGCCAGTTTCCAGATGCCCGCTTCCGGGACGTGGTGCGCCCGAATGTTGACACGCTTTATACCACCGGCTTTATCGACATGGCCAAAGGCCCCTGGGTGTTCGAGATGGCCGCCAACGACCAGCGCTATGAAGTCATGGCCTTCATGGATGCCTGGACCAATGTGTTTGCAGCGCCGGGCACGCGCAGTACCGGCACAGAGGGTGGGCGGTTTTTGCTGGCTGATCGCACGTGGGCTGGCGCGGTGCCACCCGGGCTGACGCTTCTGCGCGCGCCTACACAAATGGTCTGGCTTATAGGCCGCACCCAGACCAATGGGGTGGCTGACTACCCGCTGGTACACCAGTTGCAGGATGGCATCAAGTTGCACGCGCTGGCTGATTGGCGGGCTGGCAAGCCGACACCAGCATCTGTGTGGCAGCCTGCCGCAGCCCGAGGCGCACCGCCCGTGGAGCAAATGAAGGCCATGCGTACTGAAGCCTTTTTCACCCGGCTCGTGTTGCTGATGGCGAGCAATCCACCGGCTGCTGCGGACGGGCCCATAACGCTCAAGCTCGCACGTATCGGTCTGGTACCTGGCCAGTTATTCAAATGGAGTGTGCTGGACCGCGCAGCCATCAGCCTGGGCCGCTGGCTGGCAGATTTCACGGTGGCCAAAGAACTCAAAAAGCCACGCGATCTCGTGCGCGGCTGGGCCACTCCGCCGGCCATTCTGGGAAATTACGGTACCTACTACAACATTCGGGCCGTGGTGGCCATGGTCGGTCTAGGGGCCAACCTGCCGGTAGATGCAATCTACCCTAACGCTCGTGTAGATGCCGATGGTCAGCCATTGAACGGTAGCCACCGTTACCGCCTGCACCTGACGGCAGCAGAACTGCCGCCGGTGAATGCGTTCTGGTCCATCACCGCCTATGGCAGTGATGATTTCTTGATTGACAACCCATTACAGCGCTACGCTCTCGGCAACCGGGATCCATTGGTTTACAACGCTGACGGCTCGCTCGACGTTTTTATACAGGCCGACGCGCCAGCCGGTGAAAAAAGTAAAAACTGGTTACCCGTCAAGCAGGGTCAGCCTTTTCTCCTTAACGCGCGCTTGTACTGGCCCAAACCCGCTGCACTGAACGGCACTTGGGGCATGCCCGCCGTGGAGCGACTGGACTGATAGATACCGATTTGCCGACTGAGGCTATATCTTTGCGCATTCCAGAGTATTTTAAAATTCAAAAAATGGAAAAAACTAATAAATACATAGTTTATATGCTACAAAAAATGTAGCATACGATTGCTCCCCCTGATATTTCGAGTCTTACAGTGTGTGAGATCACCACTAGTCGGCACAATCGCCATTCCTTGCATAATCAATTCATGGAAACCAAATGGCTCGAAGACTTCGTCAGCCTGGCTGAAACCCGCAGTTTCAGCCGCTCGGCCACCGATCGAAGTCCTTTTGCAAAACCGGCCTGCGGGTCAGACAGCTCTTTGGCGCGCTGGGTCAGCAAACTCGCCCCGTCAGCAGCCTGACGCGCTGCTTCCTCAATCTTTTTGAATGCATCGGCCAGCTTTTCATTGCCAGGGGCAGCGTCTGTCAAATCACGGGACTGCTGTGCCAAGGCAGCCAGTTGCGTAGCGCTTTCTTGGCGAGCACTGGCCAAGCGCCGTAGCGACTCGATTTCGCTGATTGCACCCGTATCGCGCAGCGTCTTTATCTGCTCTTCAACCGCACGCAGCTCACTCTGACCTCGCGCCGCTTGCTCTTGAAGATCTTTGAGCGTCTCGCCTGGAAGGCGGATCTCACGCTCAAGGTTGGATTGCTGCGCATCGCGCTCGAGTTTTTGGCGCTTGAGGGTGATCTCCACCAACCGGTCCTGCAATTTGAGCTTGTCCTGAGCCGTCTTGGCTACCCTATCAAGGCCACGGCGCAAAATGGACTCCTCCTCGTTGGACAACGCGCGCAGTTTGTCAGTGAAGTCTTCTTGCGCTGCAAGACGGGCCTGGCTGGCTTCTTTGAAGCTGAGATACCCCTGGCTCTCATAGAGGTCGATGATGCGTTGGCGGTCCTTGAGGATTCCACTTTCCACATCCACCATGGCCTGCAAGCGCTTGACCTGGCTGTCAATACCGGCCATGGCGTTGGCTGTTACAGCCGTCGTTGCAGTGCTGTAGTTCAGTGGCTTTCGCGGTGCGGGTGGCTGCTCGGCTCCATTTGCACCATTTGCGCCACTTGCTCCACTTGCTCCACTTGCTCCATTCGCTGCTTCACTTGCCTTGCGAATCTCATCAAAGCGCTTGCTAACGGCGTCGGCCAGCAAAGGCATGTTCCAGAGTTCAGCGTAGTTCTGGTTGGCCTGCTCAACGATGGCGTTTCGCTTTTCCAGTGCCGCCTTCAAGATTGCTCGGTTTTCTTCAGAAAAGGGATTCAAGCCCTTGCCGCCAGCCAAAAACGTACCCGCCAGTTCCATGTCAGCCCATACAGCCGAGAAGCTGCTGACGACCGACTTGATCATGTTGCCAATGCCGCGCAGTGAGTCAATTACTACGGCAATCGCGTAGGCCGTGTTTTCAGCCCAAGCTGTGAGCGTGCCTTCAGTGCGCAGGCGTTGAATGCCTTCCACAGCGTTGTCCGTTCCGAGCAAAACACTTTTTAACTCTTTGGCCAGAACAGACATCGACGGGATGGCTGAGGTGACCAGCGTCTGCGCGACAAAGTTTGACTCTGCCCTCATCCGCGCCATGGCTTTGGACGCGCCGTCGGCCTCCTCGATCTGCTGAGCCGTCAAGCGAATATTGAGGTCTTGGTTTTCTGCCAGATCTTTAAGGAATGGCAGCATCGCGGCGCCCGACTTGCCAAACAACTCCATCGCCACAGCGGTCTTGCCTGCACCGTCTTCGAACTCAGCCAGTTTGAGGGCGATATCGTTCATGACATCGGCCGGGTCTCGAAGATTTCCGCTGACGTCCTTTGCCCGAATGCCCAGGAACTGAAGCGCCTTTGAAGCACCGGCCGTTTCGTCGTCTACGCCCGCTAATCCTTTGGACAGCTTTGCCAAGCTAGCGCCAATCGCCTCCATGGCAGTCCCGGAGATGGTGGCCACAGGGGCAAAGCCTGAGAGCGCGGTCGTACTCGCGCCTGTTTGCTCAGACAAGCCTTGAAGGGCTGCAGCGGCCTCAAGCGTCTTTGTGACAAAGGCCTGCATTGCAACGACCGACGTCGTGCCAATCGCCACCGCAAAGGCCGCCTTGGCGACGCTCGCGACCTGCTGCATCGAGTTTTTCATGTCATTGGCATGACGATCCAACAGCCTGGCCGTGCGACCAAGGTCTGCACGGAACTCGGAGGTTTCTGCAGACAGCTTGACGACGAGCGAGCCCAGGTCAGCCATGTTTTTTCACTTTGTGCGCGAACATCGTCTTGAACTTGATGACATTCAAACGGGTATCCACCTGCGGCTCAGGACGATCGACATAGGGCATGAAATCTTCTGGCGTGAATGCTTTGGCATTTTTTGATCGGTTCGCGTTTGCGAAGGTTGCTGCGACTACGCCGCTACGAAGGTCCGCCCGGATGTCACCAAAGGGCTCGAGTTGGTAAAAGGCCATCCACTCCGTGAGCTCGTCCGATCCAATGCGCCCCAGCAGTTCACGAACTGGAAGTCCGAGTGCCAGAGCGAGTCTGAAAACGAATCGCCGGGTGGGATGCGCCTTTAGGCTTTTTTTGCGGCGTCGACCTGCTCTGCGCCTATGCCGTTGAGGCGCTGCGCAACAGAAAAGACGCGGTCAAGTGCGCGTGCACTTTTGCGCCCCAGTAGGGCAATGTCGCTGTCTGCAAATAAACGCTCGCCGCTTGCATCGCAAACGGTTAAGGCGACGAGCCTGGCGCGTACGTTTTCCATACGGCCCTCTTTGGCAATCAGGCTGGTTTCAAAGGCATCGCGATCGGTACCGCTCATGGTTCGCACGAACACATCGCCGCCCCATTCAGGAATGGTGATCGCTTCGCGGGGCAAGTCATCTGCGGCCAAGATGGCGTCTTTGGTGAGAATAGTCATGCGCTTAGCCTTCCGTGATGTCGCCGTCGATTTCGATCGTGACACTGGCTTCCACCACCGCATCCACGCCGCCTTGGACGCTAAACTGCGTGACATAGCCGTAAAAGGTCCAAGTGGCAGCCGGAGTGGCAGCCGGAGTGGCAGCCGGAGCGGTGTCGGTAAAGGTAATCTTGTATTGCCGACGAGCGCGGTTTGAACGGTCCAAGCGCAAGCCCAGGTGCACCGTGTCGTCCGGGTCGAAGTGCAGGCTCAAAGACAGCTGGCCCTCATCGCGAAGACCGACTCGCTTTTCCTTGGCCGTCGAAGTCAGGTTGGTGACGTCGATGACCGATGCTTGGCCGCCGGGGCCTTGAAAGGAAACCACGTTCGGGATGGTTTCAAAAGCAGTGTCTCCAAAACGGGCAATGATGATGCCTTGGGCGGTGATGGCAGTACTTGGCATGAATGACCTCCAAAAAAATCTAAAAAAGAGAAAAACTAAAGTGAAAAATTAAAGTGAAAAAACTAAAGAGAAAAAAGGGCCGCACCCCTTGCGACTAGCGGTAGTAGATGAAGTCCACACAAACGCGATAAATTCGTGCTTGTTCATCAAATTCGGTCAAGCCCATGCGCACATCGGCCACCGTATGTATGTCTGCCAGCACGGCAGCCAAGACCTGCTCTTGCAATTGCTCGCAGACCTCAAGGGATCGTGCATAGGCGTCGAGCTGAACGCGCGAACGCCGCAAAGGACTGGGTCCATCCAACGAGATGACGCTTGACTGATCGACTGGCGTGTAGACCAGAGTCGGGTACTGCGCGTCTGGTGGCGCGACTACGGCGTAGACCTCGCCTGCTGCCAAATGTTTGATGGCATCGAAGAAATCTTGCATTGCTAGGACCTTTTGAGCGCAGTCGCTTCGATCTCGATTCGCTGGCGCAGGCGCTCCTTAATTGCATCTACTGCTTGTGTGCGACGCGCTTCAAGCGCCGGTCGAAGAAAAGGTCTGGCTGCCATTTTTCGGGTGCCAAACTCCAAGAAGCGCCAATACCAAGCGTCTTGCGAGAGAGTCCCACGCTTGCCTTGTTTTTGGTACTTTTTGCCATGGCGCACCATCACGTAAAACGTTTGACGGCCACCACTGGAGAGCTCCCGAATGTGTTTCATGATCACCGAGCGTTTGAGCGTTCCAGGTGGCGGCTGCTTGGGTCCCAGAGACTGCGCAGCCTTTGGTGCCCGAGCCCGGGCTTCATCACGAATGACTTTTGCGCCCGCGTAGACTGAAGCTCTCAGACCTCGGTTGGCAATGCGAATGGGCAACTCCCTAAGCGCGCGATCGAGTTCAGCAAGGCCTTCGATGTGAACTGTTTGAGCCTTAGCCATCCCGCAGTCCCTCAGTCGCGAGCAATATGACAGCGACATTGGCCTCGTCATCATTGAGCGCGCCATGGATCGAAAAAACTCTTCCCCGATACAAAACCCGCATCTGAGCCACTTTTTTAGGGTCATCAAAAGCAGGCTGGTACCTCACAGTGATCTGGTGGGTGACCTCAGCCGCAACACGATCAGCGATGCGCGCCTCACGGCCCGATATCGGCTGAATGTCTGACCACAGCGTTGCCAAATGCGCCCAAGCCTGCACAGGCGCACCCAGGGAGTCTTTGGTAACCGTAGGAATTTGAATCTGAATGCGGCGATTGAGCTGGCCTGCACTGATCGCGGTCATATGACGCTCACCCGGTAACCATCCAGTAAACCATCAACGAATGGCAATGGGTCAATGCGCCCCCGGGAAAGCGTGGCCATTTCTTCTCGGTGGCTGTAAAGACTTCCCACGCGCAACTTGATCCAACTCTTGATCCCGGCAGGCACATCACTTGCGGCTCCATAACCAGCATCAAAAATCACGCCAACCGAGCCGATCTGCGGCAAGGTAGGTGGCCAGATCTGACCAAACACCGGGGTGATGCGCGCTGGCTCACAAGCCGCGTCCACCGTATAGCTCGAAGCGGGCATCGTTTGCAGCGCGCCGCCCATGTCCAGGTAGTTGATGGCAATCACCGACTGCACTGGACACTTGGGCAGGAGCACGGCGTGCCCCGGCAAACTAAAAGATTGACCCGCAGGAACGCCCATCAGACTGGGGCCGGGAAAGCTGTCTAAAACCATCTTCCAGCGGGCAGTCACAAACTGCCTGCCGGTCAGGGTCTCGGCTGCTTGCCTGGCCGCCGTGATGAGGGACGCAATGAGCGTGTCATCCTCGTCAAAGTCCACCCGCAGGTGTTGCTTGGCCTCGATCAGAGACACAGGCTCCACAGCAGGTGGATTGACCAGTTGCAGGGGCATGTCTTAGCGCAGGCCTGGTTAAAGAACCTGAACCACAGCAGCTTGATTGCCCACCTCGGCCGGTGCATAGCGGGGATTGACCCCAAGCAGCTGGGCCGAGGTGATGCTAGCGGCCACGCCAACGGTCACTGTGACGCGCACAAAATCAAAGCCGTTCACGGTGTCGAGCTCTTCGGGCTTGACATTGACGAGCACCTGTTTGTTGTCACCCGTGGCTTTGACTATCTGTGTGATCGCTTTGCCGCCGATGTCTTTGGCACCCGTACCTGAGCTGTCCAGCGCTTGCTGCACCTTGGCGTCGACTGTGGCCGAGGTGCCCAGCACCCCG